GCTAATCATACTTACGAGGTTCAAGTTGCCTTATATCAAGCTTACATGGAGCTAACTGATAATCCATGTTTATTCACAGTTATAAATAAAAATACAAGTGAAATATATTATGAACTGGTGCCGTTCAATCAAGAGCTTGCTCAATATGCCAGTGACAAAGCAGTTGATATACTTAAAGCAGTTGAGCAAAATGTAATGTTACCAAGAATTGCATTTAACAAAGATATGTTTGATTGTAGGTTTTGTCAGTTCACAGACACTTGTTGGAGTGCGAGTTGATGGCGACACGGAAGGTAGCAAGGTGCCGCCATCAAGGGAGATGGTAATGAACATAGTAAATTTTGGCAATAAAAAACAACCTATGTCTAGTCGAGAACTAGTAGATTTGATTAGTGAAAGAGTGCCTGCTCAAAAGCAAATAGATATATTAAGAGATACTTACCCCAATGGTGTTATGAGAGGTAATCTATTTACAATCGGATCACTTCATGGTGAGCCAGGTAAATCTCTTAAAATAGACATTAATCCAAGGTCTCCATATTTTATGAAAGGTCAAGACTTTAATGGATCTGATGGTGTAGGAGGCATTGTTAAG